CCACTTAGCGTAGTTCTTCGCAAATGTTAGAGCAGCATTACGATAGGCAGCAGTTTTTTTGTTTTTGTCATTCGGGGGTTGGCTTTGTTTCTTGGGTTTAATTTCGATAATAGATTTGGTTAACTTACCATTTTTTTCTTTTACTTTAATGTAAAAGTCTGGAAAGTATCTCCTCACTCTACCATCGGGAGCACGATAGGGAATGATTACCTCTTCGCTCCCCCACTCTATTATCGAAGGATTATTATCACAGAACACCATGAACTTTCGTTCCCATAATGATCTATAGATAACGCGAGTTGGATTGCCACGATACTTGCCAGGATTGGTGGGTTTGTACAATCCAGAGTATGCCATAAATATAGTTGGACCAACATAGGTATTTAGTGTGTCAATTGATCGCTTCTTAACAACTATGGCAGCAAACGGCGGAATGTCGTTTTCTAATAATTTTATCGTGAAATTTATTAATCCTCCTCCAGGATTGACACCTCTCCCTAATGGAACTCAAGGTGTATCTGGAACAAGTGATTATTTTGAGATGTTTTGTAACGAAGCACAACTACCTAATACAAATACCGCACAGGGTCAAACGAATGGAATTTATGTTGGTAGTGGATCTATAAATTATCCACACACAAGAGTATTTACTGAAACACAACTTGGATTTTTATGTGATGCTAATATGACAGCATTAAAATATCTACAAGATTGGGTTGATATGATTTTCTCAGGTGATGAAAACTATGGCGAGATGGGATCTAGTTTTCAATCTAAATCAACAGAGGAGATGAGAACAGCAGCACATGGTCCAACAAAAGTTGAAAATAGAAACATTAGATTAAAGTATCGTGATGAATATGCGTGTGATATTGCGATAACGAAAACTGAAATTGGACCTGGAGGAGCAGCACAAAGAGCATCGATAACATATGTTTTGGAGAAAGCATATCCATATGCTATTGATGCTATTCCTCTACAGTTTGGATCAAGTCAAATTACTCAGGTAACATCACAGTTCTCTTACATGAGACATCATGTTATAAAAAATGACATCAGAAATATAGGCAAAATTGATATTCCAATTCCATAAAACTCGGAAAATTTTTTCCGCTAATTTTTGATCAAAAAAGTCGCGCTAAATATACATATATGATCTGATCTACGCATAATGGCATTACCACAGGTATCGCTTCCAACATATGAGTTGGAAATTCCTTCAAATGGAAAAACTCTCAAATATCGTCCATTTGTTGTTAAAGAAGAAAAGGTACTTCTTCTGGCACTGGAATCTGGAGATGATAAACAAATTGAAGATGCTACTAGAACTCTATTAAAGAACTGTATTCAATCTCGCGTCAAATTAGAGGATTTGGCATTTTTTGACTTAGAGTATATTTTCCTTCAGATTCGTGCAGTGTCTGTTGGTGAAGTTGTCGAAATGATGCTAACATGTGAAGATGATGAAGAAACACAAGTTCGTTATAATCTCAACCTAACATCAGTTGAAGTTTTTAAACCAGAAGGTCATTCCAATAAAATTATGCTATCTGATACGATGGGCGTAATTATGAAATATCCATCATTTGATGAATTTGTAAAAGTGTCAATTATTGGAAAAGACACTTCTAGTGAAGTTATTGAAATTATGGCAAAATGTGTCGATCAAATTTTTGACGGTGAGGATGTTTACGACAGTTCTACAACTTCGAAGAAAGAATTTGTTGAATTTATTGAAGGTTTGACAAATAAGCAATTTGAAGATGTTCAAAAATTCTTCGAAACTTCTCCTGTCTTGAAACATGAGGTTAAGATTAAAAATCCAAACACTGGTGTAGAAAATAACTTTGTTATTCAGGGGTTAGCAAATTTTTTCGGATAGCACTCTTCCATAATACTTTGGAGGGGTATTACAAGACCAATTTTGCTTTGATGCAGCACCATAAATATAGCTTGACAGAGATTGAGAACATGATGCCTTGGGAAAGGCAAGTTTATACTAGTCTTCTCATGCAATATCTAGAACAGGTTAAAAAAGAACAAGAAGCAGCATCTAGACAGTAATGGCACACGGTTTTCTATCACCACAAGCAGTAACAGGAGAAGGACTAGGAATCCCATATAAGAAATTATTTGATGGGATTAAAAGTCTTTTTCGTAAAGATCTCCGTGTTGTCAATGCAAATGTCAAAGAAGTTCGTGATTTAATAGAGGGAAAAAATCAGGCAAAACTTCCACCAGCAGCAACAAAAATGCTTGGTGGTTCTTCTGTAAAAGGATTACTTGGTCCTGCTAGTAGTGGATTAGCAAATCGTGGTGCCAGTGGTTTAGTTGAAAAAAATCCCACTGATATTGACTTAAAAACAGGTAAAAAACTATTAACACCTGGCGGTCCTAGACTTCAGGGTGGTGGTGTAACCTCAGCAGCAACACCATTAAATCCAGATACTTTTTTAAATAGAGCTCAAACTGGTGTCGGATCTGACGGCGAGTATTTAACAAAAGCACAAAGGATTGCTGATTTCAAAGCAGGAAGACAACCTAGACAAACTGATGGACCTTCAATTACACCAGATAGTGGTGTTGATATTGTTGCTGCTGTTAATAGGAATACAGAAGCAATCGTTGCTCTATCTAATCTAACAAAAGAGCAAACAAAAGAGCAACGCTCGATGCATAACGAGCAACAAGCTCAATCTGATAAATTAGCAAATAGAGCACTCGCTAGAGCAGAAGAAAAGCAATTAGAAAAAGGTTCTGATCTTTCAGGATTTACAAAACCAGAAAAATTTCAAAAATTACTTCCTGGTGCTGGTGGAACAGGAGGCGGTAGTGGCGGTGGTCCAATTGGTGGTATTGGTGGGAAAGTTGCTGCCAAGAAAGTTGCTCAAGCAGTTACTAAACGTGGAGCACAGCGTGTAGGAACAAGATTAGCGGCAAAATACGGTGGCAAGGCAGCAGCAAAAGCAGCAGGAAAATATGGCGCAAAAGCTGCCACCAAGATGGGTATTAAAGGTGCTGCCAAGATTGGAGGAGCTGCTGTAGCGAAGTCTGTGGGCAAGAAAATTCCTCTGGTAGGTTTGGGTCTTGGCGCTGTTTTCGCGGCACAGAGGGCATTACAGGGCGATTTCGTGGGTGCTGGTCTTGAACTAGCATCTGGCGCAGCATCTACTGTTCCTGGTATTGGTACTGCGGGATCGGTTGGCATCGATGCTGCTCTCGCAGCGAGAGATATGGGAATGACACCATTCGCAAATGGTGGTATTATTACACAACCAACAGCTGGATTAGTTGGTGAAGCAGGTCAAGAAGGTATTTTCCCATTAGAAGGATCTAGGGGTAGAAAAACATTTGAAATGTTTGGCGAAGGTCTTATAAGAGCTCAAAAATCAGCAAAAGATGAATTTGCTAAAATACAAGCTGCTGGTCTTAAATTCTATTTCCAGAATCAAAGTGGATTTAAGTTTTTTGGTGATGTACTCAAAACCCTTTTTGCTCCGTTCCTTGAACCACTAAAAGCATTGGGTGGTTTAGGTGGTGGAATATTAAATTCTTTACTGGGTGGTGGTGCTAATGCTGCTACTCTTGGTTTTGGTGGTGGTTTGATTGATCCAACTATTTCTGGCGATGAAGAAGAATATCTCATGCGTCTGATGATTGCTGAGGCAGGCGGAGAAGGTGAAGTTGGAATGGCAGCAGTTGGTAGATCAGTTCTAAACAGAGCTGGTCTAATCCAAAGTGGAGAAGTTGGTGCTGGTATGTTCAACGCTAAGAGCGGTAGCATCATGGATGTTATCAACGCATCTGGACAATATCAACCAGTAAGTGAAGGAAAACTCAAGAGAAATCTTACATCAGAAGAAAGGGCAAGAGCAAAGAAAGCACTTGATATGGCAAGAAATCAAGCAGCTCTTCGCGGTAGTTTAGAAGCACAAGGAATGTCTTCTGGAGAAGTTAATAAGATCATGGCATCTACTGGATTTAGAACTAAAGATGCTTTTTATGATGCTTCTCAAGAAGTGAATGTTACTACTTTAGGAGCTCATAGATTTAATACTGCTGGTAATGCTAATATGCTTACTCCAGGAGCTAAAATAAATGCTGGAGCAAGTGCTTCTCCTGCTGCTGCTGGTAATCTTGCCGCTGCAGCAAAGCAATTGAAGGGTATGAGTACAGCAGATGGTCCCGATGGAGGTCAAAATGGTTGTGTTTATGCTGTAAATAAAGTATTTTCTAGAGCAGGAATTACGCCACCATGGGGATCATCATTGTATGTTCCTGATGCCGAGAAATCAATGATTGATGCTGGTTGGCAGCGAATTCCATATGGTCAGCAACAACCTGGCGATGTGTTTGTTATGAAAGATAGGAAATCTCCACCACAAGCACATATTGGTGTCGCAACTGATAATCGGATGATTCTGTCTAACTCATCAGGTAAAGCATCAATGAGTTGGTCTGATACAGCACAGGGATATAACCAATACTATGGTGGAGTTGGTGTGTTGTATAGAATGCCAGGAGGGCAAACAATCGCTACAGCAAATGCGTCACCTTCTGCCCCTGGTACTCCACTAACAGCAGCACAAAAAGCAAAAATTTTGCAAAATTCTGGAATGTCTGCTATGTCAGCAAGTGTAATAACTGGTTCTACTCCTAATCCTACTCCTGGTCCAGTTCCAGCATCACCTGCTCCTGGCACTGCTAACAGTGGAACGCCTATTATGGCAACATCAGCACAAGTAGCGTCTGCTTCTGCTATTCCATCAGCAACACCCACAATTATTAATAACTATTATAGTGGTGGTGGAAACCAACCAACTGGAGTTAATCCAAATGGTGTTTCTGCTGGTATTGATATGGATGCGGCAGGACTTTCTGCTTTCGTAGATTTAAAAATTAGGTCTCTATCATAATGGAACAATTTCAAAACGTAACAGATTTTTCACTTAAAAGTGTATTAATTGCTCCTCTTGGAGAAACTGATGGATATGAAATTAAACAGATGGTGAATACTTTCTCTTATGTTGAGAGTATTACCAGTCCTTTCATTGCCGCAACAATGACAGTTGCTGATAGTGCTGGTTTATTACAAGATTTACCTATTCAAGGTGGAGAAACAGTAAAGGTTACTGTCCAAACTTCATCTAGAGAAGAACCAGAAGAATATGTCCTACAAGTATGGAAAGTTGGAAATAGATATGCGAAAAATAATACACAAGCATTTACAATAGGTTTAATTTCTGTAGAAGGACTTAACAATGAATGTGTAAGATTAATGAAAAAGTTGGAAGGTCATCCAGAAGAAATTATTGCCAAGATTTTAACAGAAGACTTGAAAACCACAAAATCATTTGTTACTACGTTGAATGGTATGTCATCCCCAACACAGTTTAGTGTAAAGATGTTACCAACAAACAGAAGACCATTTGATATTATTTCTTCTTTATCGGTAAAAAGTGTTTCCAAAGACACGAATGGTTCCGCTGGATCTAGTTCAAATAGTCAATCAAATAGAGGAAAGATTGGCGGATCTGCTGGATATTTTTTCTGGGAGAATAAAAGAGGATTTAATTTTTTTGCTGTTGATTCTCTTTTAGAAAAAAATGATGATAATACTTGGGGACCATACATTGAAAAACCAGCAAATCAAAGTGATGGTTCTGATGATAGAATCACTATTTCTCAAGCAACATTCACTTCAGAAGTGGACATTATGAGTGCTATGAGAAAAGGAAAATATTCTAGTCTAATCGTATTTTTTAATCATTCGACGGGACAATATGAAGAATATGATTATAGTTTACAGGATGCTTACAAAGACATGAAACATCTTGGAGCACAAAATACTCCATCTTTGATTAAGTTTAGCGATAAATCAATTTCTGATTATCCAACCAGAATTGTTTCTAAAATTTTAGATCATGAATCTTGGTATAATGATCCAGAGATTGCTTCATATGATGAACAGGATGGATCTGAAAGTCCAAGTGAGTTTTGTGATTTTCATAAACATTTTTCTGCACAATCAATGATGCGATATGAATTATTAAAACATCAGGTCGCTACAATTGTTATTCCTGGCAATTCTGAAATTTGTGCTGGTGATAAAATCAACATAAAGCTTGTCAATAAAACTCCTGGTGCTAGAGTACAAGACGAACCATATGATCCAGAAAGTAGTGGAATTTATTTAATTGAAGAAGTGACTCATACTTACAACAGCACTCAATCTACGAATGGAAGATTTGTAACAACTTTACGGTTGATGCGTGACTCATATGGGGACATAGAATCAAATCATGGTAACTAAATAAATTTACGGAGGTAATTATCCATGGAATCAGTAGAAAAGCATATTGAAGAAGACAAAAAGATTCTTGAGAATCCTACAACTTCTCCACAACAACGTCGTCATATCGAAGAAGAACTACACGAATTGGAAGTGTATGTAGAAAATCATAAGGCAGAGATCGACGGAGGTGACCATCACGATCCAACTGCATTAGAACTATTTTGCGAAGTAGAACCAAGCGCACCAGAGTGTAAGCTATTTGATGAATAAATGATATGGATCAGTTAGTATCACAGTTGATCCCTACCCAACGCATTGGAAATGATGGTTTCCAGTGGTGGGTAGGGCAGATCGAAGGAACTGCCGCTGATGAAGAAAATAACAAAGGCGGTTATAGGTTTAAAGTGCGTATTGTTGGGGATCATCCTGGTGATCCTGAACTAGTAAGCACAGCAGATCTGCCATGGGCAAATGTGATGATGCCAGTAACTGTTCCATTCATTCCTGGTAATGGAGGTGGAGCACATCCACAATTAGAGATTGGATGTTGGGTCATCGGTTTCTATATGGATACCGAAAAACAAAAACCCATCATTATGGGTTCAATTGGACAGACCCCAGGTGCGACAAAAGTATTTACGGAAAGAACTCCAGATACACCACCATTTACAACAGCAATTCCTCAGTTAAATGCTCAGGCAGATGGTCCACCAAAACAAAAAGGAACTGATAAAAACACAGCAACTGGTGGACTATCTGATGGCACAACAGATGGAGATGATAATCCTAGAGTTACAACTCCACCAAAAAAAGTAGCACCATTAAAAAATAAAACAGCAGTAGCAGAAGATTGGTGTCAATCAAAGGCAGAAAAATGTGATGATAATGATTTAACGTCACAATTGACTGGTATTATGGGAGAGTTTCTTGCTGCTGTTCAAAATAATGGTGGAAATATAGGAACATATTTGGTCAACCAAGCAAATGGTCAAATAATGGATGGCGTTAATATCGCCAGAGGATATGTCAATAAAGCGATGCGTGTCGTTAATGAATTTGTTGCTAGAGTCAAGGGATTTATAATTGAGAAATTAACGAATGCGGTCAAAGATTTAATCAACGCATTGCTTTTTCCATCAGACACTGGTAATTCATTAACACCAGTAACAGAATTTTTCAATAATTTATTAAAGCAATTGGGTTGCTCCATAGCAGATCTTGGAGATCGTCTTGCTGAATGGTTAACTAATTTGTTGATGAGTTATGTTCAACAAATCTATAAATCTATAGCTTGTCAAATTGATGCTTTGGTAAATGGCATCATTTCAAAAATCAATTCACTAATTACTGGATTGTTAGATGATATTCTCGGTCCTTTAAATGATATTTTAGGAGCAATCGCAGCACCTCTTAATATTATTGGTGGAGCAGTTAATTTTGTCCTCAATCTTCTTGGAATTAATTGTTCTGGTCCAGACAGATCTTGTAGTAAGAAAAAAGCAGTCTGTACAAATGGTGGAGAAGAGTTGGAAGAAGAGGGAGATTTCTTAGATGACTTGTTAGCAGGTATTGATAATTTATTTCCAGCAACTGGTGCTGATTACACTCAGTATGTTTGTGATGATGCTTACAAAGGAAATACTTTAGAATTCACAACAATTGGATTTACTGGAGGAATTCCTAAAGGTGGTGGAAATACTGGTTTTATTCCTGGAACTCCTGGTAATCCTGGAGGAGACTATACAGGTGATCTGATAACTGAAAATGATGGGGTCAAACAAGATAAAAGAATCACATATAAGATTTCAAATATTACTGTAGAAGAGGGTGATATTGCTGAATTTGTTGTTACTAGAACAGGTTATATCCAATCGTCATCTTCAGTTAAGTATAAGACTTTAAAATATAGAGGATCTGCTACTGAGAATGAAGATTATATCCCAGTGAATGATATTCTAGGATTTGCTCCTGGAGAAACATCTAAGAGAATTTTTGTGAGAACATTGAATTCTGTGGAGAGAGAAGAAGATGAGAACTTTTTCATTTTACTAAGAAAAAACACACCTAAAAAGGGAAGTAAAATACAAACTAAGTTCGCAACTACAATTGCATCATGTACGATCACTGAAAGTTCTAAGACTGAACCATACAATCCTTACAGAGGACCAACAAAAAATCCTGAATATGAATTAACGGAAACTTTCCCACCACCACTAACTAATCCAACAGATGATGATGGAGATGGTGATACTACAGGACCAGACATTTACGATCCACCTGCCGATGATAGAGATACCAATGATGATGGACTTGACGATGATACAGGACGAGAATTAAATGAAACTGTTTCTGTAACAGCGGACAGATCTACATGTCCTGAAGGAGAGTTTATCGTATATACAATTACGACAACAAATATGGAAAATGGAAGAATTCTATATTACACCTTATCTGGCAATGGAATTACTTCTGATGATTTTATTACTGGAAATACAACAGGTCAATTTGTGGTCAATGACAACAAAGCAAAAGTAACTGTGGGCATTAATGATGATGGTGTTGTAGAAGATGCTGAAGTCTTACGATTCACTGTTAATGGTTTTGCCGCATTTGTTGATGTAATTATTCTTGATGGTGAAGATGGTGATATTGAGGATGGGGGAGAGGATGACGATACTCTTGTATCGGATCCATTTGTTCCACCAACCGCAGGAACACCAATTACTGATCCTGGTGGAGGAATTATTGAAATTCCTGTTGATAATCCTGGTTCCCCGTGGTCAGAACCACCTTATGTTTTTGTAGTTGGTGAAGGTATTGGAGCAACAGCAACTGCTTTATTAGATGGGGATGGATTCTTAACAGAAATACGTGTAAAAACTCCTGGTTATGGATATAGAAAAAATACTCCAGAAGATAGTGAAAAGAGATGTATCATAGATGCATTTACTGTTGTTAGACCAGGAGTTGGTTATACAGAACCACCAACGATTTATGTTGATAAAAGAACTGATGTAGCAGAAGCTATCATTGATGATCAGGGATTTGTAATTGGAGCAAGGGTTCTTGATAGAGTTGTAACATATGATAAGTTCCCAGAAATTGTTATTGTTGGTGGTAATGGATATGGTGCAAAGCTATTACCATCTTTAGCATGTCTAGATACAGAAGCACTAAGCAATATTGGTTCTACCAAGATTGGAACAGGTCGTTACGTTGATTGTCCATAATGTCATTCCAAAAACCAGCATCCACATATCCTACTACTATTGCTAAACCAACAACTCCTGATGAAACTCAGGAGTTATCGACTAATCCTAGGTTTAGAACTTGGTATAAAGGATCTTTAACAAGATCTGAAATCTATGAGAGATTATTGCCTGATGGTGAGTCTTCAGCATTGAGAATTGATGGACCTTCTGATTCCGCTATTGTACAGAATAATCTAGGACAAGTCAAGATCATTACAGGACAAAGAGATAAGGAACGTGGTCCTGGTAGTGGAAAATTGTGTATTCATAGTTGGGGTTATCAAGCAAAACATGAACATAGAGCAAATTTAGAATTTAATGCTGGTGATGATGAAGAAGATCAAGCATTAAATGTACAATGTTATGGTGACTATGTTGAAAAAACTACTGGTGGAACCAGATACATTAGAGCACAAAAAATTGTCATCGAAGCATCAGAAGAACTTTTATTAATTGGTAAAACTCAGGTCAATATTCAAGCAGGAAATGATGGTGGTGGTGCTATTATCATGAATGCTGGTAGTGTAGAGAAAACAGCAAGTCAAGATAAGGAAACTATTTTTGGTCAGAAAATGACATTTGGCGTTTCTGAAGATACTAAAGTTTCTTTTGACCCCAGAGCATCTGCTAATATTGTTTCTCCTGGTCATATTAATTGGTCTATCTTGGGTGATTACAAGCAGTGGATTGGGGGAATAGAGCAGCATATTGTTGCTGGTGGTCCTGGCACACCACCATTAATTAAAGCAAGAGACAGTGCTTATTCTGTTAAGACTGCTATTGGTGGTCAGACATTTGACTCTGCTGACTTCATGACTTCGAAGGTTGGATTAAATTATAGTGTCACATCTGGTGGTATTGCTGATATTCGCGCTACTGGTGCTGTTAATATTGTTGGTTCTATAATTCTTCTTAACTAAATTTGGGTACGAAAATAAAACTGTCACACACCCCATTGATTTTTTAGGTAATCTCGTATAAATTGTATTTGCGGTGGAGATAACTCCATCCTTCATCTGCGGGTAACCATTCCGCAAGCAACTAAAGGTAACTAAAATGTTTAAATCTGTATTCGCAGCAACTGCTGCTCTGTCCATGTCCGCTGGCGCTGCGTTCGC